ACTGTATATAGCACGCAGCAAACCACGCTGACTCAAGACGACCCTTCTGATTTCGTGAAAGCCAACGAGCTAGGCGGTGAAGTCCGCGTTGCTCACGGCACCTACGAGGCTTCGAGCCTGGCATCTGGCGACGTGATCGAAATGTTCACCCTGCCTGATGGCGCTCGCATCCTCCAGGGCCAGCTGGCTCACGATGCGTTGGGATCGTCAACCACCTTGTCTGTCGGCTTCGCAGCCCACACCAAGGCGGATGGCACCGCCGTCTCGGCATCTGCAGCTGCCTACAAGGCCGCAGCCGCTTCGACATCGGCACAGATCGTGGACATTGCTGCCACGCTCGCGCTGCTGAATGGCGAAGAGGTCGATGCTGACGAGAATGGCAAGACCGTCACGGTCACTATGGGCGGCGCCGCTGGCACCGGCTCCATCGCCGTGACGATGCTCTACGTCATCAGCTAACGACGAGGGGGCAGCTCAGGCTGCCCCCTTCTTTCATAGGGGCTTGGAATGGCATCAGTCGTCGATATCTGTAACTCAGCGCTGAACCAGATCGGTGCGTCGAACATCATCAGTTTGACGGAGGACAGCAAGGCTGCGCGGATCTGCAACCAGCGTTATGATTTTATCCGCGACTATGTGTTTCGAGCTCACCCTTGGAACAGCCTGATCCAGCGAGTGGAGCTGGCGCCAGACACAGCCACGCCGGCTTTCGAGTTTGCAAAACAGTTTTCATTGCCGACAGATCCATTCTGTCTGCGGGTCCTCAGCCTCGATGATCCCGACATCATCTTCCGCGTCGAGGGCCGCAAGATCCTGACAGACGAGAGCACGATCAAGCTCAAGTATGTTGGCCGAATTACAGATCCCAACGCTTACGACACGCTGCTGATCGAGACCATTGCAGCCGCCCTGGCAGCTGACCTGGCCTATCCCCTGGTCGGCAGCGCCACCCTGGGCGCGAATATGAATGTGTTCTACCAGGAGAAACTCAAGGAGGCTCGCTTCGTAGATGCGACCGAGGACAACCAGATCAACACCTCGGACACCAGCATCTCGCAAAACTTCTCGGCTGATACCTTCATCAATTCGAGGCTCTGATGGCCAAGGCATCCCCGAGCTTTAGCAACTTCACAGCCGGTGAGCTGAGCCCCCGCCTAGACGGGCGCACAGACATCCAGAAATATTTCAACGGCTGTAAGACGCTTGAGAATTTTGTCGTCCACCCGCATGGCGGCGCAAGCCGGCGGCCTGGCACGATCTTCGTCCGCGAAGTCAAGAACAGCGCACACAACGTCCGGCTGATCCCTTTTGAGTTCAATGTCGAGCAAGCCTATATCCTGGAGTTCGGCGACCAGTATTTCAGAATCCACAAGGATGGCGGCACGGTTGTATCGAGTGGCAGCCCGGTCGAGGTGACGACGCCCTACCTCCACACCGAGCTCGCCGACATCAAGTTCACGCAATCCGCGGACGTGATGTATATCGTCCACCCCAACCATGCGCCCAGGAAGATCACGCGCACCAGCCACACAGCCTGGACGATTACGGCTGTGGACTTCCAGCGTGGCCCGTTCCAGGACGCTAACCTAACCAGCACCACGCTAACCGCCAACGGCAGGACCGGCACGGTGACAATCACCGCAAGCGCCAGCACCTTTGCCAGCACAGATGTCGGGCGCCTGGTCAAGCTGCACCACGGCTTTGCCAAGGTTGCCAGTTTCAGCTCGGCGACATCTGTCACCGCTGCTGTCCAGGAGACAGCTGACGGCCGGGCTGAGCTGGCGCCAAGCTACACAGCGACGACGCTGAGCTTCCATGAGGGTGACCCGTCTGCGACCGGGCTCGAGCACAATGACCGGATCCAGGACAGCGCCGGCAACTTCCTGACCCAGGGCTTTGCTGTCGGCATGAAGATCTCGGTCTCTGGCGCCGGCACCAGCAACAACAACGAAAGCGGCGCCATCATTGTCCAGATCACCCAGGACACGATGCTGCTTTCGCCCAGCGCGGATCTGACAGACGAGGCAGCTGGCTCGAGCGTGACGATCTCAGGAGATCTGGTGGCAGACAGCAGTTTTGCCCTGGGCGCCTTTTCTGCGACGACCGGCTACCCAGCTGCAGTGACCTTCTACGAGCAGCGCCTTGTTTTCGCTTCGACAACCGAGCAGCCGCAGACAATATTTTTCTCGGTGGGTGGCAGCTTTGAGGATTTCACAGATGGTGTGGGCGCAGCTGACGCGCTGACCTACACCCTGGGATCTAATCAGGTCAACGTCATCCGCTATCTCCAAGCTGGCAGGGTGTTGTTGGTCGGCACGTCAGGCGGCGAGTTCGTGGTGACAAGCTCCGAGGATGCGCCTCTCAGCCCGACCAACGCGGTGGTCAAGCGTCAGGCAACCTATGGCTCGGCCAACATCCAGCCGGTCCAGGTGGCCAACGTCACGCTGTTCGTACAGCGCGCCAGGCGCAAGCTGCGCGAGCTGGTGTTCGATCTGAACACAGACAGCTATCAGGCGCCGGACATGACGCTCCTGGCCGAGCACATAACGACCAGCGGCATCAAGGCAATGGCGCTTCAGCAGGAGCCGGACAACGTCGTCTGGTGCGTCCTGGAGAACGGCAAGTTCGTCGGCATGACCTACAGGCGCGAAGAGAACGTGATCGCCTGGCATGAGCATCTGATTGGCGGCAGCTTCGGATCTGACAGCTTCGCTCACGTCGAGAGTGTTGCGACGATACCTGGCGCCCTGGATGAAGATCAAACCTATCTGATCGTGAAGAGGACCATCGGTGGAGCGACTAAGAGATATATTGAATATTTTAATTTCTTTGATTTCGGAGACAATATCCTTGACGCCTACTTTGTCGATTCGGGGCTGACCTACAGCGGGTCAGCTGCAACGACGATTAGCGGCCTGGATCACCTCGAGGGGCAGACAGTGCGAATCGTGGCAAATGGCGCCACCCACCCCGACAAGGTGGTGAGCAGCGGTGCCATCACGCTCGACTTTTCTGCAACCAACGTCCACATCGGCCTCGGCTACACCTCGACACTGCAGACCATGCGGATCGATGCCGGCGGCACAGAAGGCACGTCCCAGGCAAAGACCAAGCGCATCCATGAGGTTACGCTCAGACTGTTCCGCACAGTGGGCGTGGAGGTCGGCAGCTCGACCAGCGAGCTCGACCGGATACCGTTCAGATCTTCGGCTGATGCAATGGACTCTGCCCTGGCGCTTTTCACGGGCGACAAGGAGGTCGAGTTCCGAGGAGGCTTCGACACTGACGGCTTCATCGTTGTTAGGCAGTCCCAGGCGATGCCCATGACGATCCTTTCGATCATGCCGCGTCTCATAACATTCGATCAATGAACGCTATCGATTACGAGGCAGTTCACCTCGAGCAGCTGATGGAGGGCGAGCTCAACGCTGGCGCTGAGCGCCTGGGCTACATGATGCAATATGCCCACCGCCTCGAGCAGCCTGGCTGGGCCTACACGGCTATCGACCAGGGCGAGGTACTGTTTTGCACAGGCATTGTGGATATGTGGCCTGGGACTGGGGAGGTTTGGTTCATCGGCAGCCAGGATATCCACAGAAAGCCCCGGAAGGTCATCGAATATTGCAGGGGCGCCATGCGCCGCTGCGCCCTGGAGAACGACCTGTGGCGCATCCAAGGGGTTTGCAGGGCAGACTGGCCGAGCGCTCTGCGGTTCGCAGAGTTCTTTGGCTTCAAGAATGAGGGGCTGATGCGCCGCTATGGCCCCGAGGGTGCAGATTATTACAGGGTAGCGTGGTTCCCAGATGGGCATTGAAACAGCAATCTTCGCAGCTGCTGCTGGCAGCGCCGTCCAGGCTTATGGTCAATATCAGGCCGGCAAAACACAGCAAGCTGCTTACAACTTCAACAGCCAGATCGATGAGCGCAACGCCAAGGCTGCCGACCAGCAAGCTGAGCAAATCCAGCTGGCAGCAGATCTCGAAGCCATCAAGTTCCGCAATGACTTCCAGCGGCTGCAGGACGCTACCGCCCAGGCCAACCGATATAACGGCTGGATGGCTGACACCGGCACCCCGCTCAAGGTTGCCCTGGCTAACGCGACCGAGGCTGAGGAGGAGCTGGCCATAGCTGACTACAATGCCAGCATCGGTGCTGCCCAGGCTCGAGAGAGCGCTGTTCAGTCCAGGATGTCATCGCAGCTGAACCAGATGTATGGCCGGGCAGCTCGCCGGGCTGGGGTCATCAACGCCGGCAGCAGCCTCCTGGCCGGTGCGTCTAACGTCGGTTATATCAGGGCAACGGCATGAGGGTTCCAACCTATCAATCGCAGGGCAAGCGGACCACCGAGGTCTCTGCACGTCAGCTGAACGTCAGAGCCAACCCAGGCGCCTTGGCTGCCGAAAGCCAGGCGCTGGCAAATTTTGGTCAGACTGCAGCCAAGGTCGGCCAGACCTGGTACGAGCAGTCTCTGAAAGCAGAGCGCGCTGGCCAGCTCAAAAGCGCAGAGAACCAGCTGGCTCAAAAATTACGGGATGTTGAGATCCAGGCGCTCAACACAGATCCAAAAGATGTCCCAACACTTTATGAGCAAGAGACGACAGCTGCCATCGCAACCATCACCAGCGGCATCAAGGACCCTGTCGTGCAGCGCCGCTTCAAGGGCAGCGCAGCCACAGCCACACTGAACAAGAGCGTCACCATCTTCAAAGATGCGCGCCTTCGCGGCATCGATCAGAACATGGCGAGCTTCGACACGCGCATCGATGAGCGGATCAACACCATTGCAACAGGTGGCCGAGCTGATGCTCATGCGGCAAGGGTCGAGCTTTTTGGCGGCATAGCAGCTGACGGCTCCCAGGTTGCCGGCATCTTTGAGGAGATGGCTGACGCTGGCTATATCAAAGCGACAGACATTGCTTCTAGGAGGCAGACCGCAGAACAGCGCATCGACTTCCTGGGCGCACAAAGTATCCTCAACGGCGTGGCTATCCGGCGCTCAGCAGAAGATGCTGAGAGTTTTCTGATTACGCTGCAGGATCCAAAGCAGTTTCCAAACATGAAGCCTGAGAAGCGCGAGCAGCTCATCAACCGCACGAACACCCTGGCGGTGACGTTGCGCCGCGCAGCCAACGCAGAAGCTGCCAAGGCTGACGCAACTGCAGCTCGAGAGCTCAAGACAACCCAGGACACCAACTTCGCTCAGCTGATGACCCAGGTGCGTCAGTCTCGTGAAGGCGTCGAGGGCGCAGAGATGCCGACCATGCTTGATGTCATCGAGCACCAGGGCAAGCGGACGCTGACCGATACCCAGGTGACAGCGCTCGAGAAAGCTATCCTGGGACAAGACGCAGCTGCCACAAACACAGTCACGCTGGCCGGCTTTTATGCAAGACTGGATCAGGCGGAAAACCAGGAAGACATCGATCAGCTGATGGCTGACGCGCTGACACATATTGGCCCTAATGGCGATATCCAGCTGCAGGATTTCCTGAGCCTCAACGCCTACAGCAACGGCCTGATGGACAAGACCCCGCGCGCTATGGAGATCAAGCGGGTCAACAAGCTGCTGCGGAGCGCCATAGGTGACAGCGACGTAAACTTTGGCAGCCAGTTTGACCCCCAGTTTATGGGCCAGCTTCGAGCTGATGCCATCGACACCTATCACCAGCTCGTCCATGACACTGGCCGGGAGGATCCGCTTGAGCCGAAAGAAGCCTTTCAGATGGTCATGCGGATGTTCAACGATGCGAAGACGCAGTCGCTGACCTTCCTGGCCCCGAGCTCGACGGTTCTGGATCTGATTGCAGAAACAAATCCAGGCAACGCTCAAAAACTTAAAAAGTTCAACACTTGGACTGAGGTCGATCTTGAGAACGCCGGCAGGCTCGTTTCGGAATCTAAGAAACTAACGCCGCTGCAAAAAGCTCTTGAGCTCGAGACCCTGCTGCTTATCCAGCAATCTGTCCGCGACCGAGCTGAGGCATTGAAGCCGACCGTCGATAGCAACGCAAAGATTGGCGAGGGAGGTCCTAACGAGACGGACAATAACAAGGGCCTCCTTGAAATGCTCCAGTCCTATATTGGAGGAGGAAACGGTGGCACAACCGAGGATCGCTTGAAACGCATAAGGGAGCGGGGCTGATGCAAGAGAACGATCCCATCGAGCGCTTCGTTGCAGCCCGTCATTCGCAGCGCGGCAAGTCTCTGTTCGAGCAGATGCACTTTATGAATAGCGAGATGCCGATTGACGTGGACTATGTCTATGACAACGACATCACAGATCCTGGCAGACCATCGGCGCCAACCGAGGACGAGCTGATCGCTGACCCACAGTTCCAGGCGGCTTCCAAGGTTGTCTTCGATGCCTTTGGTGGCGAGGGCAAAGCTGATCGCCAGTATGGCATGATGATCGGCCAGGAGCCGCCCAAGACCCGAGAAGATTACGCAAAGTGGGGCATGGAGTTCATGGGGTGGTTCAACTACAACCTCCCGCAGATGGGCATGATCGGCTATAAGGCCAGCCAGATGGAAGAGGGCGGCATGGAGCGCTTTGCCCTGTTCGAGCTGATGGAGCTGTACGATCAAAAGCAAATCAGCTGGTCCGGCACCCGTCGCTTCTGGACAGGGGTGCTGACAGATCCATCCACATATCTGGGACTTGGGACTTTTGGCATCGGGGTTGCCGGCCGTACAGGGGTCAAGACTGCAACCAAGACCGGGCTTAAAGAGGTCCTCAAGCGAAGCGCTGGCACGGCAGCCTCGCTTGAGGCCGCCGCGTATGGCGCTGCTGATGATGTCATGCGCCAAAACGTGAAGATCGGAGCCGGCCAGCAAGGCGAGCTCGACTTCACGCGAACGGCAGCAGCAGCAGCGACATCTGCGTTGCTGGGCGGATCTATCGTCAAGGGCGCGCAGTTCCTGGCAGACCAGCTGCCAACAAATCAGCTAATGAACAAGATCTATGACGGCGCAGATGAGGCCCAGGCTAATCTTGTCGGTTTTCTCAAGGAGTTTTCTGAGCGGCCTATTGAGACGGGCGAAGTTTCAATCATACCAGAGAACCAGCCCAAGGTTGTTGATCCAGGGCTCAAGGATCCCGTAACAGCCAAGAAGAAGGTCAAGCGCAAGGGCTACAAATCGCCTGAGCAGCTGAGCGACATCGTGCGCGCCGGCATCGCTGTTGATCGTCCTGACGAAGCCCAGGCATTGGTCGATAAGCTGGCCGATAATTTTGAGATTGTCGATGAAGGATGGGATGCCAAGCCTGGCGGTTACTTCGACCGCAAGGTGATGGTCAAGCTGCCAAACGGCAAAACGGGCGAGCTGCAGATCTATTCTCAGGAAATTGCTGCAGCTAAAAACGACATGCACATAATTTACACGCAAGCCCGTGACATCGAAAAAGATCCGAAACAGCAGGATAAATATCAGGATCTGCTCAAGCAGAGTGACGCCATAGCAGCTCAAGCCCTGACAGCTGGTGCAGCGATATGGCAGCCCATCTACGACCAGATCAACCTGACGGTCCCTGGCTTGTAATTAACGCCTCCAAAAGGTAGGATTAACAGATAAGATGTCGATCGATCCCAACGCTCCAGAAGCGCTGGCGAATCAGGTCGGCTTGGCGGGTGGGCTCCTTGAGCCGCTAACAGGCGCCGAGCTCACGCAACCTGATCCCAGCGCTTTTGAATTTAGCCAAGCCCCCGACAGCGAGTTCGATCTCTTAGCCCCTATCAAAACGGTCGAGCAGGACGAGATCCAGCTGGCTATGTCTGGGCCTATCAGCAAGAACCTGGCGCGACTTATCGGCTTCGACTTCAGCGGCACGTTTGGCGATGCCGCAAAGAAGGTCGATGACATGGCGGCCAACCGGGGCAACCTGGACACCAGCGGCCGCACGGATGTCGAGGGCGAGCAGCTGACCTTCGAGGACGGCGTTTATGCTCCTTATGAGCGGGGCAGCGTTCTGCCAAATCTGAGGGCCGAGGGCGAAATGCCCAACCTTAGATTCGACAGGCCTAAGCTGGCAGATGAAGAGCGCGCTCAGATGGTCATCGAGGGCGTGGACCGTGAGGTGGAGATCCAGCCTGACGGGATGCTGGATGACTTCCGAGCTGTCGGATCCAGGGGCGATGAAAAGATCCCCGACGAGGGCCGGGTGCTGAGCACCATCCAGGCGATCAGCTCGACTTACTCGGGGCAGATCGATGAGGCCAAGCGCGGCGTGATCGAGACCGAGGCCACCAGGCAGATGGCTGACATCCTGGGGATGGACGCCAACAAGCTCTCGAGAGCAATTCTGGGGCGCAAACCTGGTCAGGCAATAAGCCTGACTGGCCCAAATGGCCAACCAGTAGGAATGGCCGAGACAATGCTGGCCTCGAGGGATCTGCTCGTCACCGAGATCAAATACCTGGACGAGCTGGCCAAGAAGGCAGAGACCGGCACAGACGAAGACGCGCTGCGCTTCCGCGAGCAGCTCGAGCTGGTCACTCAGCTGCAGATGCAGATCAAAGGCGCCCAGACTGAAATCGCTCGGGCGCTTGGTCAGTTTCGGATCCCGGCCAGGGGTGGCCAGGCTGGCGCCGCTGCAGAGACAAGGTCAGCTGACATCACTACGCTGCTCGAGGAGTATGGCGGCTCTGAGGATGTCCGCCTGATGGCCAAGGCCTATCTCGAGGCTGGATCGGTTGCAGATCGTGCTGCGATCACTAGGGCCGGCAGTAAGTTCAAAAAATTTGGTGATGCGTTTTACGAGGCGTGGATCAATATCCTCCTCAGCAATCCCATCACGCATATCAAAAACAACGTCGGCAACATCCTGATTATGGGCGCGCATGTCGCCGAGACAGGCATGGCTGCTACCGTAGGCACCGCCAGGCGCGCTATGGGCGGCGAGGGCGGCGTCTATTTTGGCGAGGTCCAGGCACAGCTTTTCGGCGCCATGATGGCCATGCAGGATGCCTGGTCGGCATCAGGCAAGGCTTTCAAGACCGGAGAAGCGCCTATCCTGGGATCGAAGATAGACGGTCAGCGCGGGAAGCGGCCGGTCAGAGCTTTCTCAGCGGAAGGCTTCGAGGCGCAGGGTCCGCTTGGAGTCACGGCTGATGTTCTTGGCAGCGTATTTACCCTGGGTCGGGCCCCCACAAAGATGCTCGAGTTCGAGGACACCTTTTTCAAGGTTGTCGCGCAACGAATGAGCCTATACCAGCAAGCCTATCGCACAGCCAAAGGAGAGGGCCTGACAGGCGATGCGCTGAGCTCGAGGATCGCGGAGTTCGTCTATGACCCGCCGGCATCAGCTTTGAAAGAGGCTGACGCTCACGCTAAATATGTCACCTTGCAGACTGACCTGGATGCAGCTGGCAAGGCGCTAAACGGGGTCCGAAAGATCCCAATGGTCAGATATTTTCTGCCCTTCTTTAAGACGCCTTACAACGCGGCTAAGTACGCGATGGTCGAGCGCTCACCGCTCGGCTTTGCTTACGGTGAAAGCGCAAGAGCGATCAAACGCGGCAAGGCACCTGGCGCATCACCAGCTGACAAGGCTGCAGCTGATATGGCGCGCACCAGGATCTATGTTGGCAGCATGACAATGATGACGGTCGGCATGATGGCGGCAAACGGTCAAATCACCGGCGCCGGACCAGCTGACCCTGAGCTCAAGGCCGCTCTGCGCCGTACCGGCTGGCAACCTTACTCGATCCGAGTCGGTGATAAATATATAAGCTACGCAGGGGCTGAGCCTTTTTCCACAACCCTTGGCCTGGCAGCTGACGCAGCTGAGCTTGGCATGAGCTCGAGCCTGGATGGCGCCAGCTGGGAGCGCGCGCTTATGGCGGCTGGCGGGGCCATTTCTTACAACATGACAAACAAAACATTTCTCCAGGGATTTGCCAACCTTGTCTCAACTGTCAATGATCCTGGTCGATATGCAAATGGCACGGTTGATAGTTTTGTGCGCTCGCTAGTCCCACGACTGATAGCCCAGACAGAGAAGGTTCAAGATCCTCTGGTGCGTGATGCCAGGTCTGTTATCGATCAGCTCAGGAGCCAGGTGCCCTGGCTTAGCAACACGCTGCCGGCCAAGCGCAACTTCTGGGGTCAGAAGGTCATGCTGTCACCGGCCCTGGGGCCGGACATGCTGAGCCCAATCTACACAAGCACCATCGGGCCCAACCCTGCAGCTGAGGGTGAGAACGCAGCTCAACGAGCCTTTGATCTCGATCAGATGTTCATCACGCTGCGCTGGGGCCCTGGCAAGCACCCAGATGTCTACTCACAGAACGGCATTAAGGTCGGCCTCAAGCCCAAAGAGATCGAGCAGTTCCATATCTACGCTGGTGCCAGGTCGCTCGAGTATATCGAGGAGGTGGTGGAGAACGATAACTTCCAGCGTCTATTCAAGATCTGGAACGACGAGGTCAGCCAGCCGACAACGCTGATGGATGTCCAGATTGCCGACAAGACACTGACGCCAAGCACTAACGCCCAGGAGGCTCGTGAGCTCTGCATCGACATGCTGCAGAGCGCAGTGACGGCCGCCAGGCAACAGGCTCGCCAGGATCTGTTCAATGATCCCACCTACGGGTCTGAGATAGAAAGCGCATCCGAAGATTACATTCAGCTCATGCGAGAGAAGAACGCTAACATCAGGGATATGATGCGATGACGGTATCAACAACCAGCAATAAGGTCAGTTTTAGTGCCAATGGCAGCACGACCGTCTTTGCCTATAACTTTAAGATCTTTGCTGACTCGGATCTGACGGTCATAATCAGAGATGCGGACGGTGCTGAAACGACAAAGACGCTGACCACGCACTATACCGTCTCGGGCGCTGGATCTGCATCTGGAGGCAATGTGACCTTTACCAGCGGCAACACGCCGGCCAATGGTGAGACTGTTGTCATCCAGCGCCAGCTCACCAAGACACAAGGCACCGACTACGTTGCCAATGATCCTTTCCCAGCGGAAAGCCACGAAGACGCACTGGACCGCCTGACCTTCATCACGCAGGAGCTTCAAGAAGAGGTTGATCGCTCGATCAAGGCCTCGGTGACTAACACGATTTCTGGCGCTGAGTTTACGGTCTCGGCAACTGATCGGGCCAACAAGGTCTTCGCTTTCGATGGTTCGGGCGACCTGGCAGTAACGCAGGAGCTTGGCACCTTCCGAGGCAACTGGGCTGCAAGCACGGCGTATGCGGTGCGCGACCTGGTGAAAGACACCAGCACCAACAACATCTTCATCGTAAACACAGCGCACACCAGCTCCGGCTCCCAGCCGCTCACGAGCAATGCTAACAGCGCCAAGTATGATCTAATCGTTGATGCTGCCACTGCCACCACTGCTCAGACAGCCGCCGCGTCCAGCGCCAGCTCTGCGAGTACCAGCGCGTCCACGGCGACGACTAAAGCCTCAGAGGCATCGACAAGCGCTGCAACAGCTTCAACTCAAGCTGGCATTGCCACTGCAAAGGCGGTTTTGACTGCCGCAGACGCAGTTTCAACTGCCGCTGATGTAGTGTCCACAAATGCAGATGTAGTGACTACAAATGCGGATGCAGCGACGACCACTGCTGACCGCGCCCAAGTCAATACTGATAAAGGTGTTGTCGCAGCCGACAAAGCGACAGTGGCAGCAGACAAAGCAACGGTGGCCACTGACAAAGCTGCTGCGGCATCAAGCGCCTCTTCTGCCTCGACATCTGCCTCGACGGCGACGACAAAGGCCGCAGAGGCATCGACTTCTGCCAGCAATGCCTCGACTTCTGAGACCAATAGTGCGTCATCGGCAACCGCATCGGCATCGTCTGCCACGGCTGCGGCCGCAAGTCAGACGGCAGCGGCTGCCAGTGCTGCTTCTGCTGCCACAGCATTTGACAATTTCGATGATCGTTTTCTTGGCAGCCTCTCAAGCGATCCAAGCACCGACAATGACGGTAATGCACTGGTGACTGGTGCGCTGTATTTCAACACGACAGCTAACGAGATGCGGGTCTTCGATGGCGGCAATTTTATCGCCGCCACATCTGCTGGCAATGTCTCGCTTATACTCTATGAATACACGGCGACCAATGGGCAGACCACATTCTCAGGCTCTGACGACAACAGCGCCACGCTGTCTTACACGGCAGACAATATTCAGGTGGTGATGAACGGTGTCGTTCTCGACCCATCTGACTTCACTGCTACCAACGGCACAAGCGTCGTGCTGGCCTCTGGTGCGGCTCTCAATGACCTTGTGAACATCTATGCGTTCAAGTCATTCACCACGGCTGACATGGTGAGCAAGAGTGCTGGCGGCACATTTGCTGGTGCGGTTGGCTTTAGCGGCGGCATCACTGGCGATGTTGCTTTTGACACCAGCACGCTCAAAGTCGACGCAGCTAACAATAGAGTGGGCATTTCTACTGCTTCGCCCACCGCACCGCTGCATCTCAACACCTCTGCAAGCGGCGATATCGCTATCCTTAACACCAGCGCAAACAGTGGCACAGGATTGTTTATTAACAGCCAGACAGCCAATCAAATTGATGTTGTCGGCTATGATGGTAGCGCAGCCAATGCTGTGAACATCAGGTCTGGTGGTGCGACTGGTTCAGGGTTGAATGTAAATACCAGCAATAATGTCGGCATTGGGACGACCAGCCCTGTCAGCCAACTGACATTGGCTAACACCAGCGACATTGTATTCACGCAAAACGGCTACGGAATTTCGTGGGGTGGTGACAACGGCAGTCCAAGAATTTTCGGCACGTCCGGCGGTGCTTTAAGCTTCAAGCACGGTGGCGGTTCGACTGCTGTGACCATCGACACCAGCGGCACCGTTTTAGTCGGATCAACTAGTTTTTCCGAAGATGGCAGCACAAACTCTATAAAAATCCATCCCGACGAAATCTTGACCGGAACCACAAGCACTTCAGCGAACACTCATTTAGGCTTTTCAAACCCGAATGGTCGTGTCGGTTCAATCATTACAAATGGGTCTGGAACAGCTTTCAATACCTCGTCAGACTACCGCTTAAAAGAAAACGTAGCTGACATGACCGGCGCTATCACCCGTGTGAAGGCACTGGCACCGAAGCGGTTCAACTTCATCGCAGACGCCGACAGGACCGTCGATGGCTTCCTAGCCCACGAGGCGCAAGCAGTCGTGCCGGAGGCTGTAACTGGCACTAAGGATGAAGTCGATGATGACGGCAACGCGGTCATGCAGGGCATCGATCAATCCAAGTTGGTCCCTCTCTTGACCGCAGCCCTGAAGGAAAGCATCGCCAAGATTGAAACATTGGAAGCCAAGGTCACGGCACTGGAGAACGCATAATGAGCAGAGCAAGAGATTTCGCAGACCTCGCCGGGGCGGCTGATGCTGGTGGCATTACCGGCAAAAACCTCATCATCAACGGTGCGATGCAGGTGGCACAGCGGGGTACGAGTGTAAGTAGCTTCAGCAGTGAGGGATATGCCTCTTTAGATAGGTGGAAGCTGATAGGCGCAAACTTTGGAACATGGACCGTTTCACAGTCAACTGATGTTCCTAGTGGTCAAGGCTTTGGCTACTCTATGAAATTAGATTGCACTTCCGCTGACACAAGCATAGGCGCAGATGATAGCTTGCGGTTGCGTCAAGGCATTGAAGGTCAAAACGTACAGAGTCTCGCCAAAGGGACTTCTGGGGCAAAAAGCGTCACGTTCTCTTTTTGGGTAAAATCCAACAAAACCGGAACATACGGCTTTGAATTTAGAGACCAAGACAACACAAGACATAACTGTAGGACTTATACCATTGATTCAGCTAATACTTGGGAGAAGAAAACTCTTACATTCCCCGGTGACACAAGCGGTGCTTTAGATAATGACAATGCGATGTCGCTACAGCCTCAATGGTTTTTGATAGCTGGAAGCAACCTTACTAGCGGAACCGCACAAACGACTTGGGGTTCTGTTGTCGCTGCGAATAGAGCCGTAGGTCATAACGTCAACTTAGCTGATAGCACCAGCAACGAATGGTATATTTGCGGGGTGCAGATGGAAATCGGCGAACAGGCCACGCCGTTTGACCACTCAGAAAGCTATGGCGAAACTCTGGCTAAATGTCAGAGGTATCATCAACGCCGAAGCGGCAGAATCAACACTCTTCTAACATCTACTAGCGGTGCAAACCGACACGCGCACATTTATTTTACTCAATCCATGAGAGTTGCGCCGACTGTAACTGGCACAGCTAGTTCTCTGACTTTCTTTTCTCAACACATCGACGAACAATCATGCGACGCGGGGAATACATTTCCTAACAGCGGAGCGGGAGACTTTTACATTGAAAGTGTTGTCATGGATGCGGAGTTGTAAAAATGGATGACATGGACATCACATCAGCACAGTTTTGGGCTAGCACTATCGACGGTAGCGATACAAGTATCAAAGCCACAATCAATGGCGAGGTGCTATTCGTGCCTAATAACGCACCCGGCAACCGCCACTACGACGAAATCATGCGACAGCAGTCGGAAGGACTGCTGACCATTCAGGATGCTGAATAATGAGCAAGCCCACAGCCGCATCTGTACAGGCCCAGATCGACACGCATGAGGCGGTGTGCGCTGAACGCTGGAAGGAAACCATCCTGCGTATCAAGCGCATTGAGACGATTATGATCGGCACAGCCGGCACCACCATTGTCCTGCTTGTAGGCGTCCTGCTGGGGCAGTGATCCACGCTTTTCTGCTGTTCGTGTTTCTGGACGGCAAGCTGGTTTCAAACGATCTCTATTTCTATAGCGTTGATGACTGCACTTACTTTGCTCGTGCGCTGCATAAGCAAGGTGGGCAGATCACGGCCTATTGCCTGCCTAAGCTCATAGATTCAGACAAAGTGAAGGTGTACTGATGGATCCTGTCACGCTAATGGCCGGCGCCACGGCGAGCTATAACGCCGTGAAGCGCGCCATTGCCGCTGGTCAGGAGCTCGAGTCCATGATCGGCAGTCTGTCGAAGTGGATGAGCTGCTTGTCGGATCTCGACCAGGCAGAGCGTGAAGTAAAGAATCCTCCGATTTTCAAGAAGCTGTTCTCCGGCAAGAGCATCGAGCAAGAAGCTCTCGAGATCTTCGCGGCCAAACAAAAGGCACAGCAGCAGCGTGATGAGCTGCGCCAGTTTATCGGCCTGACCCTGGGCATGTCCAAGTGGAACGAGCTGGTCGCTACTGAGGCGCGTATCAGAAAGCAACGCCAGGAGACCATGTACGCGCAGCGTGAGCGCCGGCGTAAGTTCGTGGAGATCGTGGCCTGGGTTGTCATGATCGGCGCTGGCTTGGCGGTGCTGACGGCCTTCATCCTGTTACTCAAAGCTCATACGGCGCAAGCGCAAGCCGCCAACGACTTAACCGTTTGCCGGCTGGTGAAGTGCATGAAGATCGATAAGCGCCAGGAGGCTTGCGTATATCGAGGTGCCCACAACACCCAGGAGACTCTGTTCTATAGCTACGGTGAATGGAAGCCGCGCGAATACCTCTGCCAGTGGAACCCTGACCAGCCGCCACCGCCGAATGTCTATGAGGTCTTGAAGGCCATCAAGGAAAGCCAGTGACACAGAAGAAGTTCGAGCGCGACAGCAAGTTCGCGGAAGACTGGGATCTCGACGGTGATGGCCTGGTCAGTGATGACGAGGTCGAAAGCAGCAGACAGATTAAGCAGACGGAGACCGAGCTGCGCCGCCACCTGGCTCAGCTGCGGATGGCTCGCTTTACGCTGGCAGCGATGGGCGCGTTCACGCTGGCCATGTTCTTCATCCCGCTGGAGCGGGTAGAGGCTTTGGCTGATATCTCGAATCTTTTCTACATCTCGGGTGCCGGCATTGTCGGCGCCTACATGGGCTTCACTACCCTCGGAGGTAAGAAATAATGCTCGGAGTTTTAGCATCCATTCTTGGCAATGGCGACGTCATCAAAAAGGGCATGGATCTGATCGATGATGTCCACAGCTCCGACGAGGAGATGGAGCGCGTCAAGGCTCAGGCCAAGATCGACACGATGGCAGCCTACGCTCCTTTTAAGGTTGCCCAACGCTACCTGGCGCTGATGTTCACTGCCACGTTTTTGCTGTCCTTCGCGCTTGTCCTGGTTATGACGCTGCTCGGCAAAACGAACATTCCTGACATCAAACAGGTCATCGATGACTTCTACCTGGGCGAGGCAATGCTCACCATCCTCGCGTTCTATTTTGGCGGCGGGATGCTCGAGGGCGTGGTCGGCAAGGTGAAGGCCAAGAAATGAAGCTATCTAAAAATTTCAGCCTGGTCGAAATGACCAAGAGCCAGACGGCTCTTCGCAGGGGCATCGATAATACGCCGCACCCTAACCAGGTCGAACACTTGGAGAGGCTCTGTGAGGCCGTTCTGCAGCCAGTGAGGGATCATTTCGATAGACCCGTCACAATCACGAGCGGATATCGCTGCGCTGAGCTCTGTGTCGCCATCGGCTCGAAGCCGACCAGCCAACACGCGAAAGGCCAGGCAGCTGACTTCGAGGTGCCTGGCGTCTCGAACATGGAGGTCGCGCAGTGGATCGCTGACAACCTCGAGTTCGATCAGCTGATCCTCGAGTGCTACACGGGCGGCAACACCGGCTGGATTCATTGCTCGTATGTTCACGAGCCGCGCAAGGAGCTGCTCACCTACGATCGCGAAAACGGTTATCGGAAAGGACTGATCGATGCCTGAGAAACTTGAGAAGAGCTTGATGGCCCAGGCAAAGAAAAAGGGTCTCAAGGGCAAGAAGGCGGATGCCTATGTTTATGGCACACTGACCAAGGTGGCCGGGCCCAAGGGCGCGAAGAAGGCTGGCATGACTGGGTCTGTCCGCCGTGGCTAAGACGCCAGCCTGGCAACGCAAGGCCGGCAAGAATCCGAAAGGCGGCCTCAATGCCAAGGGCCGGGCTTCAGCTCGGCGCCAGGGGATGAACCTCAAGGCGCCTGTCAAGAAGGGTGACAACCCTAGACGCGCCAGCTTCCTCTCCCGCATGGGCAACATGCGTGGCCCCGAGCGAGACAGCAAAGGCCGGCCGACCAGGCTGCTGCTGAGCTTGCGCGCCTGGGGAGCGAGCTCGAAGGCAGACGCTCGCAAGAAGGGCGCAGCAATTTCCAAACGCAACAGATCCAAGAAAGGAAAAGCGTGATGCCAAAACACACTGGTTATGGACTTAGCAAGGCCAAGAAGGCCAGCATCCTCAAGATGGCCGGCAAGAAAAAGCCACCAATGAAGAAGAAGTGATGGCGAAGAAATCGACCGTCAACAAGGCTGGCAACTACACCAAGCCTGGCATGAGAAAGCGCATGTTCAAGTCGATCCTGGGCAGAGCTGTCCAAGGCACCGCAGCTGGCAAATGGTCAGCTCGGAAAGCTCAGCTCCTGGCTAAACGCTACAAGGCAGCGGGTGGGGGATATCGAAACTAATGCACAATCCTCAGCACAGTTTGAAGCAATGGGGCAAACAAAATTGGCGGACCAAGAGCGGCAAGAAGAGCTCGGTCACGGGCGAGCGGTATCTGCCCGAGGCAGCGATCAAGTCGCTCAGCTCATCGGAATATGCTGCCACTACCAGGGCGAAGCGCAAGGCGAAATCCCAGGGCAAGCAGTTCTCGAAGCAGCCCGTAAGCATTATGAAAAAGACCAGGCGGTTTCGGTAGCCGGTCACTAATCCAAGTGACCAGCGGTCACTTTTCGGTCACGGACGAGGTGCTCTGACATAACTTTCAGCATGTCTCGATGACATTTACCTTGGACGTAAGCGATTGTTTTGCTACGTTTCAGAGCATGTCAGAGCATGGTTTCGACGGGTTCGAGTCCCGTCACTCCCGCCATCACTAAGGCCAGTAAGTCTCTGAAAGCATTAGCTTTTGGAGGCTTTTTTTTGTGCCTGGGTCACTGTTCGGTCACTGCAATATCAAGACAGGGCGCGGGATTGTCCCTTGACCTTGGCATATTATGCCCCTATATTTGATATGTAGGGTCAATATTGAGAGGAGATGAGATGCCCAAGACTGCGTTTGAGACCGTCAAAAAGCTCGAGGCTAAACTCGCCGCCTTGAAAAAACTAAAGCCCACACCGGGCAAGGGCTGGGCCGTCATCAAAGTCAAGGAAAAGCTCGCTGAGCTTTGCGCTCCGGTCGAGGGCTGCGAGGAGTGTGAGCTCTTCGAGACCAAGTGTGTTGAGTGTCTGATGTATGAGGAGGCTGCCTGATGACTGTTGAGTATCACGAGATCTGGGTCTGGCCTGACTTAACGGTCAAGCAGGATCACGAGCCTTTCAAGGCTTTCACCTGGCGCGGCCAGGAGGAGGCCGGCATTGCCAAGGCTTGGGAGGAGGCGCCCAAGTTCGGCGTCGTTCCTTTCCTAGTGACGGCGCGGCCAGCAGAGGAGGTTGCCCATGCCTGATTTTACTCCCGCCGCCATCAAGAAGGCCATCGGCGCCAAGCGCTGGGCCAAGGTCGAGGCTTGTGATTTCGATTGCGGCGTCCTCGATCTGATGTTCAAGCCTGGCTGGGTTCACCCCGGCTATGCGCTGACGACCTTCGTCCTCGAGCCCGGCTACCACGAGATGACCAAGACTGCTGTCATCGCCGAGCTCAAGGACTTCATCGATGACATGATCTACGACGACGATCTCTGGGACAAAGTCGTCAACCCCTGGAAGAAGGAGACTGCATGAAACTGATTGAGGGCTGGAAGAACGGCAAGACCTACAAGGTCGCTGAGTTCGAGACATTCGAGGAGTGCGAAGATTACTGGATGACCTTCTTCCTCCACGAGCCCAAATACAAAACCAAGGTGATCGGCAAGACAATCATCTATTGGCCGGTCGAAGAGAAGGAGGCTGCCTGATGAAACTAGATGTCAATCACTACCCGTCTCGGGCGAAGACAGGGCGAGCTGCCTACTGCGTCGATACTCGCTATGTCCTCGAGGATGGCGAACAAAAGTATTTCGCCACGAAGCAAGAAGCTCATGCCTACATAACGCGACTCGAGGACGAGCTGCAGCTCATTC